GCCTGCTCTTCAGCGGCCAGACGTGCAGCCTCTTCCGCCTGTAGACGCGCCTGCTCTTCAGCCCTGATCCGGGCCTGCTCTTCAGCGGCCAGACGTGCAGCCTCTTCCGCCTGCAGACGCGCCTGCTCTTCGGCCCTGATCCGGGCCTGCTCTTCAGCGGCTAGACGTGCAGCTTCTTCCGCCTGTAGACGGGCCTGCTCTTCAGCCGCTAGCCGGGCCTGCTCTTCAGCGGCCAGACGTGCAGCCTCTTCCGCCTGTAGACGCGCCTGCTCTTCAGCCCTGATCCGGGCCTGCTCTTCAGCGGCCAGACGTGCAGCCTCTTCCGCCTGCAGACGTGCAGCTTCTTCCGCCTGTAGACGGGCCTGCTCTTCAGCGGCCAGACGTGCTTGCTCTTCAGCCGCTAGCCGGGCCTCTTCTTCCAGACGGATTCGCTCGGCCTCTTCCAGAAGGGCTTGTTCATCTGGGCCGGGCTCTGGCGTTGGCTCGGGTGTGGGCTCCGGCGTCGGCTCTGGGGTTGGCTCCGGTGCGGGTTCTTCGGGTACGGGCTCCGGAGCGGGTTCTTCGGGTACGGGCTCTGGTGCGGGCTCTTCGGGCGGAGGCTCCTCAACCGGAGTGGTCTCCTCGATGAACGTCTCTTCGTCCATCGTGGGCACATCGACTACGTCGAAGTACCCCGTCTCCTCTGCAAGCACTTCCTCGAACAGGACCGGATCCTGTTCGACCATTTCGACGAACTCCTCGAAGGTCAGTTCGTCCATGACTTAATTACCCCGCAGCGCCAGATCGGAAAATTTCGCAGAGGTTGGTGCCATCGGATACAAATCCGATCTGGAAGAACTTGCTCGCGCCGGTCAAGGTGTACGTGCCCGTAGCCTTGAAGTTTGTGCCGAAGGTGATGACGTTGCCGCCGGTCGTGTCGGTGGCGAAGCTGAGCTGGCAGACGTGCCCGGCCGTCGGAACCGTGGCGGCGTTGATCGTGGCATTGGTTGCACTGGTGCAGGCGACGCGACGGGTATTGGCCTTGGCGGTGGTGAACGCCAACGAGATGGTGGTGGCGAACGTCTCCGTCCCGTACGACCCGTTGAAGGGCGTGTCAGCGGCGATGGACAGCCCGCTGATCGTGATGTTGGACGCCAGCTGGCTGGTGCCGATCTCGCCCGTGTTGACCGTGACCGTGGGCTGCGCAAGCAGGTTGAGCTTGGTGTGCGTGATCGGGTCGGCCGAATTGGTGAAGACGTAGCCGGGAGTGACGTTCGCCATGGCGTTAGACTTGGACTAGGTTGGATCGTTGGCCGGGTCGGGTCTCGAACCCGGCGGACATGATGCTGATGGTGCCTTGGGTGTTGGTGATCTCAAGCCAAGACAGTCGGCCTTGGCGAGTGGTCATCAGGGGTAGCCGGAACTCCTGCAGCATCTCAGGTTCAAACCCGGACTGCGGCTGAATGCTGGTGGCCCCCGTCGAGTAGTCCTTTCGGTACGCCCGGTTGTAGTCGTTGTTGACGTTGGTCAGGTCGTAGGGGGTATCGTTGAACTTCCACGATTCAGACCGGCTGTAAGTCTGATCGGTGATCAGGGTGGTGCTTTCCGACGCCCCTTCAGTGTAAGCCACGACCGAGAAGCTGGGGCGAAGGGTCGCCAAGTCCATGAACATCCGGCGCTGGTAGTGGTTCAGCCCGGCCGTATCGTAAGCCCGGGTCACCAACTTGGTGGAGATCTCGATGGAGCTATCTACGTACGTGCTCGTGGAAGTATTCCCAAAAAAATTAGTGATGTCGGTATTGCCTTCCTCCATCACGAAGATGCGACCATCCTCTGTCACCGCATGGACTTTCTGCAGCCCGATGTAGTTGGCTACTTGGAAGTCCTGAATGCACATGTTCATCGCCCCGTCAAAATTCCACTCCCCATACCACTGTCCGGTGACAAAGTTGTACACCGCCACGGCGTTGCAGAAGACGGAGTTGTCGAGCGGGAGAGCGACGTAGAGCTTGTTATCGGCGTACCCCAAGGAAATCTTGTAGGCGTACTCCCAGTTGACCCGGTTCATGATCTTCTTGATCTTGAACGACAGGGGCAAGGTCTTGTGCTGGACGGAGTTGTTGGTGGCCGTCAGCGTGATTAGATTGACGTTTTTGTACGAGACGTAGGCCAGATCTGGACCGACCGAGGTAATGGCGCGAATGCCTACCAGACCGACCTGACGGGTAACCTCGGTAGCGGTCACATCCGCCAGCGACCCATCCACGTTGTTCAGAGCAAGGATGCTCTTGTTCTTGAAAACCAACAGCGTCTTGTCGCCAAAGGGGAACGTGGCGACCACGTAGTCAGACGACCCAGTATTCAGGTTGAAACTGTTGGTGATCGTCTCGTACGTATTGAAGTCCAGTATGTCCGAGGCAAGGATCTCGTCCTTGCCCTTTTTGACCCAGAGGCGGTTTTGATAGTAAGTCGCCTGATTGCTGTTGGGGATGATCTGAAACCCTGAAGCCGGCGTGGGGGTGGGGGCCAGTTGAAACGTCGAGGACCAATTGCCATCCCAGTACAGCGGGGTGACATCGGGCCCTCGAAAAATGTAGACCAGATTATTGCACTGGACGATGGTCGACTGTTCCGTGACATACAACCCATTGAGGCTGATCCGTCGAGTAGACCGGCCGGAAGCGTAAAACCCGACAGAGTCTGATCCTACAACCGCAATCCACTGGTCACCGGGCTGATCTGGGTCGGTATAAATGGTAGAGGCGTATACCGATACTGGATTTAGCAGGTTAAAAAACCGCCTTACTTGCGCGCTGCCGTCCCAAGTAAAATTATCAACTATATACTTCGCTCCGGATCCGGGGTCAGGCGGGTAGGGAACAGAGTACAATCTTGGAGTATTGATATCCGTAGAAGAAGTAAGATAGGAATACCTCGTAGTTAGTGACTCCCCGGAAATAGTGGTGAGTATTTGATATTTTGGAGAAGCAGTATCTAGGTCGTAACCAAAAAATAAAATGAAAAACCCTTGGTAGAAAGAAAAAAACTTCCACGATATGACCGCACCCAAAGCCCCCTCAAAAGGGAGAGTTAGTACACTACTCCAAGTTATACCGTCGTAGGATCTGTAAATCTGGGGCGCAGGGAAAGCAGCTGATGTCCGGCGTTGATGGATGCATAGGAACATGTTGTTCCCAAAAGCTATGGTAGGGGCTTGAGAATTTTGTCGGCTCGTTATCGGTAAGTCGCTTTGATACCATGTTTCGGCGTCATACGAATATATCGAGCCAGCTATGTTTGGCAAAAACGTAACCGCATTGGAGTACGCGGCTACGAAAACCCCATTGGCATAGGCTAAAGATCGTATAGTATAATTAATGGTGTTAGAAACCCAAGTATCACCATTGTCTGATGATTTAATAATGTATTGGTCGGCGGCGGTAGTCCCGCTTATTACTAAAGTGTTGAAGGCTTTTGTTATGGCTACCAAATTGACTAGTCCGGCAGGCAACCCGGAGACCGATGTCCAAGTAGTCCCGTCAGTAGAGTAACTTGCATAAGCAACCACCCCCACAGAAAGATCCGACCCTATTAAAAAGAATCTACCGCTGTTAAAAATCCCGCTACTTACTTGTATATTTACAAAAGTGGATAAAAGAGTAAAGCTATTAAGGTCGTAACTTTGATATACGTAACTTGTGGTTACCCCGGCAACTGTGCTAGAAACAGCAACTAAATAATACCCATTTCCAAAAAGTACCGCGCTAATGTTTGCTGAGGACGACCAAGGAGCCGCGCTGGTTTGGAGAAGCGTTTGAGTAAGCGGGTTGGATAACCGCGACGTCTCCGGTAAGCACACAAACCCACCCCGCGTGACCGCATCCTGCGAGGTGAAGTCCGTGTTCACCGCCTGCTGGACTTCACCCTCGGCAATGTTCTCGACGGCGTTGTACTCGTCTACGCCCTTGAACGCGCCATCCCCGACGACCTGCGGTTGGTCATCGCGATCGCCGTATGACCGATACCGATTCATCGGTCGTTACGCTTGGAACTCGCTCAGATGTACGCTGACGGCGGTGGTGGACTGGATCAGCTTCATCGACGTAGCCGCCGCGTAGCTCCACCAGTAGTGCTCCTTGTCGTACAGCTTGTGCCCGTTGGTTCCACTGGGCGTGGAGTCGTCGAACGTGACGTACACGTCGCCGCCCTGAATGTCCATCCACACCATGTCGGTGCGCTCGTTGAGCGCGGAGAACTGCACGGCCGTGCCCGCGACCGTCAGGCGCTGGTCCGCCACCGGGCCGCTGGACGAGCGGGACGGGCGGGGGTATACGTTGTTGATGTTCATCATGGCCGTGGTGGGTTAGAAGGTTCGGGAAGTGACGTGAGTCTGGAACTTGGTCGGAAGCACGTCGCCCATCTGGCGCTCCTGATTCTCGACCGC